GATCTCACTCTCATCCATGCGTAAGACTTCATCAGTCTTCCATTCGGGAAAGTAACTAGAGCCTACAGGTAAGTCAAGCAATTCTGCTGCTTCTTCGTCAACCCATGCAGGTATTCTAATTACTTCCCACGGGATAGTTTCAAACTCCCCCATGTTCTCTTGTTGTTTCAGCAGCCAACCACACAGATCATCATAGTGGTAGCGTGTATTAATAATTACTATAGCCCCATTGGGCATGATGCGGGTTCTAAGTCCCGCTGGATACCATTCCTTGATGTATCTCCTGCCTGAAGCACTGATTGCGTCCTCTTCAGACATCACATCATCCAGTATAGCTATATGAGCACCACGCCCAGCTATCTGAGACCTAACACCAGCTGCATAGTAAGACCCATTGTGGTTAGTCTTCCACTTACCAGCTGCTCTGACATCACTTCTTAAAGAGACTCCTTTAAAAATCTTCTCAAACTCTTCAGTACCTACTACATCTCTGACAGACCTACCAAAATCACTGGATAACTGGTCACTATGGGAGACAGTTAGTATCTCATGTGCAGGATTTCTACCTATATACCACGCTGGGAACAGTTTAGAGCAGATAACAGACTTAGAAGACCGTGGTGGAAGAAAGACCATCAGCCGTTTTATCTTACCAGCCTCTAAGTCCCTTAGTTTATCTGATATAACTTCAATATGACGACCCATCTTCCAGTCGGAGACAAGCATTGGAGCCATCTTCCGAACGAATGTCAAGAAATCATCTTTACAGTCTTGCTCTACCTTCTGATCCAACAGACCCTTCAGGTTTATAAAGGGTTGTAGGTACTCATTAGTGCTCTCTAGTAACTCCATAGTATCTATTATACACTATATAGTTCTATAATGCAACTATTAAATTAAATAAATATATCTTAAAGAGATTAAGTGTTGTAATTAATATGTATATCTAAAGATATTAAGTATTGTAATTAATATGTATATCTAAAGATACTCTATGTGGCGCACCTGTTTTTATTTTGAGGAGAAGTCCGAGTTATTTTCTAAATATATGTCAGGGGTGTTATATATATATATGGAGGCGGCCAGTTTTTTCCCCCACCCCCTGCATACTTTTAAAATATAGGGCCGTCAGAGGTCCAATATGGGTACCCTAGATCATTATCTAGAAATTCTAGAACATTATACATGGTTCACAGTCTATCCCGGTCTTTGTCGTCCCCATTGTGTCGAATAGGGTAGAATGAGACCACCAAACCCCGGAAACACTAGCCAAAGTCTAAGACATACCTACCCTGATATCATCAAGCTTGACGACACATCACACAATAGGTGACGACAAGTCGCCACAATCCCGATCAATGTATCCTGTAAGTTATTGATATCACTACACAAAACATACGTTTTACAATCATCATTCTATTGTTATTGTACAATTATTCTATTTATTAACCCAATGTTTTCAATGGCTTAGATTTTCATGTTGTTGCCTATTTATATTTCTATATAATAACCTCAGCCACTACTGGCATAACAGACTAAGGAAACGACCACATGACTGATACAAACGTTAAAGTAGATCACACCACCACAGAGTTAAATGCCATTTGGAACGTGATGGTGTGCCGACACAACAAAATAAACCGCCAGCTTTTAGGCATTGAGCCAGTCATTATAAATAAAGAGAAAGTTTACCAGTTCGTTATTTTCGAGACTGGCAAGCAAGTCAGGGCGGCACTGGAAGCCACCGGCTCGCAGAAATGGTCGCAGAAGAAAATGGATAAATACGACGAAGAAAATGGCACAAACTACGGCTTAATTCTTTCCGAAATAACCGATAAGACCTTTGCCAATACAATCCGATCCATATGCCTCCATTGTTGGGATAATCTCACGGCATGGGAAGAGGCTATCGCATCTGTCACGCCAGACTATAAAATCAATTCGCTAGAGAGTTTCTATAAATCCATCAAGAAAGCCATGAAAGCCACAGACGACACCACAGACGAAGCCACAGAGACCACAGACGAAGCCACAGAGAGCGACGACGAAGCCACCGAGACCTTCCCGGAGCCGGAAACTGTGGAAGAATTTGGCCTAGCCATAGCGGCCTTGGTACTCGCCGGGGTAGCACGAGGATTTGATAAGGGTGAGATGATCCAAATCGCCACCGATGTGATAAAAACCAAGGCATAGGAAGTCACGGGGGAGTGTCACAGCTCCCCCATTGACCTTTTTAATATGATCATCTATGATGTTTATATTAAAACGATCAAGTTATAGAAATTCTAGAAGTTTGAGGAAGACCATGACGCCACGACAAAAAAGAAAACATATCGCCAAGGTCGAACAGGCTAGAATTGTCCTGCTAGACGGCGGCAAAGTTAGACGCAACAAAAGCATCAAGGCAGAAGCCAAACGCTTTTTGCGACTAACAGCGACCGGCAGATTTTGCCAGCTTCTATCGGAAACTGAACAGCCTCAACTCATGTTGGGAAATGCTGGCGCACATATGCAATTCTATGCAAAGGAAAATTGACGGCAATCGCAACATGATAGGTTGAAAATCTAGCCATAAGGCTATTGCGGGTAGGCGCATGAACCATGGTGGTTCAGTGTGTCTTTTTTTTATTGTTAAACTTCTAGAAATTCTAGAACCTTGAACCTGAAGGAAAATTAAAATGGAATGGACATTTACTTTTCAGACGCAATGTAAACGACAATGTAGTGATAACGAATACACAATCCTCGTTGAGGAGCAGGATAGTTACAGTAAAGCCTTAGAGAAGGCTGTTAAAGAATTACCACTAGGTGAACCCGATAATACATATAGTCCGCTTGGCGATACATGGGGACTGTGGAAAGTGTCAGTGGAAAGTGATGAAATCGAAGGCCATACAAACGATAAACCTGAAGGAAATTAAGACCATGGAAAATGTAAATACTGAAAACTTAGAATTGAATGCTTGGCTTGTACTGTATAACGAGGCTATCAAGCGAGCCAATGCCGCTGCTAGTTTTAGCGATAAAGAATACTGGATACTCATGGCGGTTGGATATTCCAAGACAATCGGGGAAATCAAATGACTAATCGTATCACAAAGAAAACTCTAGAGGCTAAACTAGAACGCCTTAATGCTAAGTTGCATGACGCCGCATGTATGGACTTAGACTATGCCGAATGTTATGGCGGTTATTGTTTGGTGAATTACAAAGGTTCACACCATGCAACGCCACGAATGTCTGGCAAAGAAATGGACCAGTATCTTAATGGCGCATTGGATTGGATAACATGAGAATAAAACTAGAAGGAATTACCCAGAAGGGTAAAAACCGTGTAACAGAACATGGTCAATGGTGGGATGTGCTTGACTGGTTTCATCCTACTGATAGCATAGCCTTTGCCATAGAGTCCGTGATGACAGGCGACAGGCGTTGGATAACTAATGACTTTAAGATCGTGGAAAGGGTAGGTGTAGAATGACCTCTGAAAATATTCTAAAAATATACAAGCTGGCAACGCCAGAGGAAAAGCGTGATGGTGTTGTGTGGTATGCGGAAGCCTATGCACAGTGTAACAGGATAGCGATAGACCTAGAAGTGCCTGTTCACATTGTCACGGGTGTGGTTGCCGCATTGTCACCGAATAATAAGTGGGATAGGAACGTCTTGAACGCTCATGATTTGATAGGGGCATTCACAAATGGCGATGATATTGATGACGTAAAAGTATCGACATACCACACCATGAAGCGTAAAGCATGGTCGATACTTGAGGCAATGCCAGACCATGAAGGCGTCATCGCTATACTAAATGGGCAGAAAATTGTCTCATTCTATAGGAATATTATGGGCGATGATACCTGCACAGTGGATGGTCACGCTAAAAATATATACTATGGCGAGCGTCATAGTCTGACAGATGACAAGACAAACGTAGGGAAAAAAGAATATAAGACCATCTCAGACGCTTACGTAGATGCTGGTAAACGTGCAAGGGTTAACGGAAGACCGCTAAAAGCCTTTGAAATTCAAGCAATTACGTGGGTTGTGTGGCGCAGAGTACATAACATTAAATGATATGTGATGTTCTAGAAATTCTAGAAGTTTGAACTAGTGAAGGAGTAGGCTAATGCTTATAGTACCGCACAAACAAGAGACAAAACAAATAGTTCTGGATCTTTTAAAGAAGGGGCTGACTGCAAATCAAGTAGCAGTTGAAGCCAATAGATTATGTAGGGGTAAATTAAATACTTTACTTACAAAGAATGCTGTAATAGGTATTAAGAATAGGGCTGGTATGTGTATACCAAACAATAGAGAATATGTTTATCCTCAAAGAAGAAATACTTATTATGATAAGTCATTGGCTTTCAATGAAAAGATCGAGAGAATACCCTACCAACAGACTGTTAAGTCTAGATTAATTGCAGCACTAAGATAAGGAAAAAATTAAATGAAACTATTTAAAATATATCAGGATATTAACACAGGCTATGACACGTTTCGTAGTGCCGTAGTAGTGGCTAATAGTGCAGAAGAGGCACAGAATATACATCCCGGTGGTGGATCAGGAAGTTATGATATGTATGACAGTTGGGTATCACGCCCCGACTTAGTAGAGTTGCTATATCTAGGTGAAGTCGTGGGCGAAGTAGACGAAGACATCTATCCCGGTGCTATAATCTGCTCATCTTTTAACGCCGGATAAGGAGACACCACATGCTTCATAAAGTAATGACAGAAAAAGTTAAACTAATGACAGAAGTTCAACGTGACTTTGCACTTAAAGATGTTAAAGAGACTATGAAATTGCATGATCGTGACAGTGATTACTATGCACAACTAGAGGCTGAGTACGATGCCTTGTTAGAGGCAATGGGATGACGTGGGTTATTGTACAAGAATGTAAAGATTGTAGTGGACGGGGTAAATTATATAGTTATAATACTATACCTAACAAATGTCATGAGTGTGAAGGGACAGGCAAGAAAGAATATCATGAGAAAACCTATCAGTATAAAACTGTAGATGAG